TATACAGGCTTTCCCACATTGGCTGTGGTATACTTACAGCTCCATTGATTGAGCTGTTTGATTGTCAGTGGAAGATGATCTTTACCGCTTGAGCTGCCTCTCGCTGTCCAATAATGGATCTCATGACCCTGATCGAACAAAGAGTTGATATGAGCGATGCGTTCTGGAATAGGAGTGCTATTCTCATAGTCGTTACCTTGAGTATTAAATATCGTGCCGTCAATGTCAACAATATATTTCATAATTCTCTCTCATGTTTAAATTGGCTCCGCGGCTTGGACTCGAACCAAGGACCAAGTGATTAACAGTCACCTACTCTACCAACTGAGCTACCGCGAAATAAACTTTGGTGATAGTTTTTCTTGTGTCAGGAAAACTATCAAACCCCGCATATACAGCCCATCCCACGTTTCGTATATGGCGGTGGCAGATTATATCGAACATGAAGCCCGAGTGGGTCTGCCTTAGGCGTACAAGTCACCTCCAGTGTGATGTATCGATTGTCCTGTGCTCTTGACATAGTTTTTCCATACCTCTGGATGTTTTTCTTTTAAAAAATCTGCATGTTCATCATAGCGACTCATCAGTTGTTGTCCTCTGGCATGATGCCCCTGACCACCTCCGCGCCCATGAGCATTGATAGATTTTCTAGTTTTAATTAGCATCTGTACAGATTTTTCTGGTGTGCTGATAAGATCATAATTTTCATCATACGCTTCAGATACAAATTCTTTAAATGGTTTCATGACTGTTATACCTTGTGGTTCCGATCATGATATTTATTGGTCAGGGTATCAGGGCTCGAACCTGAAGCCTCCGCAGTCCAAGTGCGGCACTCTACCATTGAGCTACACCCTGTTTTTTTATTTAAACTCCGCTTTAATCATCAATATTATGATAATATATCAGTTTTATAAAAATGTCAAGCATTTTTTGGTGCGAGAGGCAGGACTTGAACCTGCAAGAGTAATTCAGAGATCGACATGAATTTCTCACGGGGGCGCCCCGCGCATTTACCAATTTCGCCACTCTCACAAACTTGGTGGGACGTAGGAGAATCGAACTCCTGTTACTTGAGCGAAAATCAAGAGGCCTAGCCATTAGCCGAACGTCCCAAAAATAAAACGGGTGTTGATCCTACTGAAAGAGACCCGTCACGTACCTGTGCTATGAATACCCGGAAAGGGCTTCTGTGCTGGCACTAACTCTCACTCCTCTTTATTTTATATGGCGAGGAGCTTAACCGCCACTAGGGCTACCAATTGTTTTTGTGGCAGGTGAGGTATCTAGTCAGGTTGCGGTCTGACTTGCCCATTCTCCTTTTACTTTCCTTACCACAAACTTGGTTGGCACAGGTGGATCCGAACCACCGACCTAACGCTTATCAAGCGTTTGCTCTACCGCTGAGCTATGCGCCATTAAATTTTCTTAAATTTCTATACCAATATGGAAAAGCAAACTTTTTAAATCTACCTGTATAGTTTGGATGATGAATGGCAATATATATGTTTCTAATCCACCTTCTATAACCTCTTGGCCATTCTGGTATCGTTTGCCAATCTTCATTCATACGATTCATAATATTCTCCATAAATTGAGTCGACCGCTACGCCATTATTCCTTTAATAAAGGTACACGGAGAGGATTCGAACCTCGTTGGGCCAATAAAAACTTTAATGACCAGTCAACCAGACCATGCCGCGCATAAATTGAGTCGACCGCACAGATATTGGCCGCATTATGACATAGGATTGTGACTAATTATTGCACAGTGGCCACCATACAACACGTAAGTACCTATGATCATCTCGAGCTTATTTAACTTGGTGGACCCGGCAGGACTCGAACCTGCAACCAGACCGTTATGAGCGGCCGGCTCTAACCATTGAGCTACAGGTCCTAAATTGACGGAGGTGTTTTTCCTAAAACTACTACTCGTGCGCACTGAGCATTGATGGGACTCGAACCCATGTTTCCTCCTTTTCGGAGCTTCCAGTAGGATTCCAACCTACATACTCACCTTGCGGGGGAGAACTTGGGCAATGCTTTTTTCCGGTACCAGTACTAGAAGCAATTAGTTTATGGAAGCAAACTTTGGTGATCACTCTGGGATTCGAACCCAGCACCTGCAGGTTAAAAGCCCGATGCTCTACCAAATGAGCTAAGTGATCATTATCTCTACATGGATATACCCAATCCGTCCTGGTAGGGTTATCCTTAGACGCCAGATCCCCGATCAGGTATATCCATGTAGAGATAATAGTGGTGGGTGAGGTTGGAGTCGAACCAACAATGTTACCTATAAGGACCAGATTTACAGTCTGGGGATGCACACGCCATAGCATCAACTCACCCGGGTTATTGGCGGAGAAGGTGAGATTCGAACTCACGGTGGACTTTCACCCACGCTAGTTTTCAAGACTAGAGCCTTAAACCACTCGGCCACCTCTCCTAATAAATGTCGGTGTACTTTACTTAGCCCAACCGACAGGCTCTCCCCTCAGTATACTTCACCAATGTTCTATCCATGGTAACATCAGTTCTTCATATACGGGAACTCTATAACAGTCATGAATTAGGAGCTTGCCGTGGGAATCGAACCCACACTTAATAGCTTCTAGAATACACCCACTGGTCTGCAGACCAGCCCGAGAACACTGTAAGCTCTCGTTTAAGGCACCCAACGCAAGCAAAATTTATGAAGGTTCCGGCACCACCCATCGTCACCTACAACCGTATCTTATGAAGGTTCCGATATCACCCATCGTCACCTACAACCGTTGAGGCCAGTTTTAAAGCTGACGCTGTTTGCCTCGTTAAGACTATCGCTAGTCTAATTATCACTTCAAAGATACTACATAAAGTCAACTTTGGATTCGGTTGCAGCCGTCCTTAGCGCCAGACTCTGGTTACTCATTGCTCTCAATGCGCCATAAGAGCCCCTATCTGATACGTCTATCAGCTTACCCAGTGTAGTATCCATGAAGAGATAACTTTTGTTATCTACTTCTCCCTGCTGGAAACCACCTGCAACCATTTGGCGCCAGTACCAGCCAGGGGCTACTCTTATACACAAGGAGCAGCTGCTTGTTCTTCACTTTATATCTCATATTACGATATAATCTATAAAATGTCAAGCACTAAAAGAAAAAACGGACCTTTTTGGGATCCGTTTAAAAGAAGATATCGATATTTACCTATCTTTTAAACGGTGTGCCTTTCGTCTGACCATACGGCATTGCGAGGTAGTATTGTACCTTTAATGTTATATCCGTAATGTTGTGTCGAACAAATAGCAGTCATTTTTTCTTTTCCTTTGCGGAGAGCACCTCGCGCCCCGCAAAGTTATTTATATAAAATTTCAGAGGAGATTCAGTTCCTTACGAAGAAAAGCTGGAGCATGCTCACGAACATATTTCATGGCTTCATTCTCGTATTCTTCCATCTCAGCGTACATCTGATCACGTTCGCCTTCGATCTTCTTCATGCGTTCCGAAACTTCTTTCAGTTGCTCCAAACGATACGCCTTGGCCTTCTCGTTGAACTCCACACGTTCTGTCTTCTTGGTTTTCTTCTCAGCAGCCACCCTGATAGCAGCAATCTGTTTTTCAGTAGGCGCCTTCTTAACACGCACAGGCGCAGTCTTTGGCCAAAGACTGCGTTGTCCGTCACGCACTGGCGCAGTCTTTGGATTGCCAAGTTTCTTGGTGGCACTCACAAAATAACCGTTGGCGTTGGCCTTGTTCATGGTCAGTTCTGCCATAAAAAGCTCAACCATTTCCTTCTTGGCAAGCGCAGGATTGGCTTTCATAATTTCTATTGCACGTACAATCTTTGACATCGTGTTCTCCGTTTTCTTCATATTACCAATATACGACATAATCATATCAAAGTCAAGCACTTTATCAAAGTATTTCTAAAAAAGTGCTGATTTTGTTTTTGTACAGATAACAACGCATCATACGCAATCCCTTGGCTTCCATCTGACGAATGCGTTGAGGCGATAATTTATAATCGATCGCCAGAGCAGCTAAAGTTGCGTTATCGTAAAACCGTTGATATATCACGTTGGCTATGCGTGGATTGCGTGTTTTTAGATATTCCAAACCACCGCTAACGATATCCTTGTGTATCAGATGCTCTAACATTGTTCTATCCTTTTCGACTCTACATAAATGATTATATACAGTTTAGCACAAATGTCAACAAAAAACCGCACTTTGGTGCGGTTTTTCTAGTTTAAACTTTTTAGCTAACCTATTAAAATCATTGAATAAAAAATACTCAACAAAATTAATAGGTTAGCGCAGTTTGTTAAAACAAATCTGTTTCAGGAACTTTCCACTTATTATACCTAGCAAACGTATTTGGTACAATCCCACCTTTGATATATTTCTCAATCTGAGGAATCAAAAAGGTCAATGTGTCTTTTTTCTTATCGTACGAGATACCTTGAAGAGTATTATAAATAGATATGTGTTCACGATAAAAATTCTGCCAGCTTGATTTGGCTTTATCATAAAGTTTATTACAATCAAACTCACCATCAAATGCTGCATTTAAAGAATCAGCCACCTGCTGAATGTATTCATCTGTAAGTGCAATCTTTTGCCGCTTACACAAATCAAAATACATATACAACATCCAAGTTTCTTTACTGTCTACGTGACGTTTGCTGCCACATACTGCCTTAAAATATTTACAAAAAGCTTCTGTAATGTCAAGATCAAAATTAGTATCAAGAAACTCTGACAAATTACTCAAAGCTCCTGGCTGATCAACATCACCAAATTTTTCATGAGTGGCAAACATATTTGCTTCTTCTAGATATCTTTGTTTTTTCTCATTAGTAATCCATGCTGGGAATGGAGCATTGTCAGTACGAACACCAAAAATCGTCTGCTGATAAAAATCAATGGCGTCAATTGGCAATTTGCTGTCACCATTCAGTTTAATAAAATTGCTTCTCATTTCGCTCTTGAGGCTGCTATCATAGATAACAATCGGAACTTCTACATCATCAGGATCTAAATTCAATGCCAGTGCGGCAATTACATACAAAGCAACTACAGTATGCATCCCATCCCAACAGATATAATGATCTGGTTTATCTTTAGAAATGTATACCTGAATAGGCTGCACTCGAATTGGTACAAAATTTAAGAGAATATTATCTGTAAGATGTTTCATATTTAACAAACGTTGAAGAGTAATATCAATTAAGATCTGGCTCAATTTGGCTTTTTGTGCTCGACAAAGTCGAATATCATCCCATTTTGAAACTTCTGTATATGTGCTTATAAAATTGTCAACTGCCAATTTAATCCGTTGTTCATCCCACGGAGTTTTTTTAGATTCTGTAAAACGTTCTTTAATAGTTACGTAATGACTTTCATTACGATAGAATTGAGCGTTTATTTTTTTAGCTATTTCGTGTGGATCTGTATTCTTTTTTCGTGTTGTCTTATATGTATTCTGTTCTGTTGTATGTGCAGTAATCATTTTCTTGTCCTATCTTGGCGCTTTTTAATTAAAGTAGATATCATTATCTACCATTTGTCGCAGGCTTTATTGCCTACTATCTCAGACTAAACAAATGCTGATACAATGTCAACACTTATTTTTGTCCAAAAATTTCATCGTTAACAGTGGGTTGGAGCATGTGAATGAGAACTCCTTCCATTGCCGTTTCTTCACTCTTGGTATTAGTAAAGATCATAATAAATTTCCAATTATCCGGAACAGCTTTGCGTTCTGTTCTTAACCATTTCCAACCTTTGGGCTCTTTGTGGTTTTTTGCAAGCTGGTTTGTAATTTTAGCAAGATGTTCTTTTTGACGGCTGGCAATGTTTCCTTTGCCTACATACAAAACTTCTTCACCATCTAAAATGATATAAATTCCTCGACGTTTTTTTGGTATGTGTTCACGATTGAGAAATTCAACAAAATGAATATCAAATTCAATATTGAGTAAATTTTTAATTTTATCAATAGAGTCTGTGATCTTTTTCATGATTAAAATCCAAAATTTAATTTGCGTTCTTCAAGAGCTCTTTTTTCATTAAAGCTAGGGTGGCGTTCCCACCAAACTATCTTTTTTTGACACACAACAATTTCTTTTGATGCCTGGATTTTTTCCTGTACATCAGGAGTAGTTTTCTCGATGTGTTTAAGAACAAACAAATTATAGGTATGAGTGCCCCAAGGTTTATTTGGGTTTAGGTTTTTATAATCAATTGGTTTGGCAAAATATGTTTGTTCGGGCGTTGGATTGTAGAATATGTAAGACATTTTTATGTTCCCTGTTGTTTAACATTATATCACTATATGATATTTTAATAAAAATGTCAAGCAGATCATTTAAACCACAGTCCTGCAATGTAGATAGCTGTGAGAAACACGTTCATAAAAATGATTGTTTTCTCTTTCCATACAACACCAACCAGTATCCATAACGCATTTGATGCCATGAACCCGTAGGCATAATAGGGATAAAGATTAAAAGCTGCTAGAATAGCGCTGGTTACGAGAGCGATACTGGCAATCCAGGACAACCACTGATGGGGTTTTTGCACGATATCTGTCATTGTGTTCTATCCATTTGTTTGTAAGTATCATATATCATAGCGCTGGCCAGATTCTTACCCTTGGCTTCGCACATGATATCCCCCCATTCCAGATGACCTACTGCCCATTCATTCACCCGGTTGTTCCAGTAAAAATCACTATGAGCACGCAATTTCTGTTTTTTATGACCCACAGCAACAAGTCTATCAAGATTAGGACGAGACTTGGTGCAATGATTCACTAGAATATCTTCGCGACTCACGCTGTAGTGCAGAGCAGGGCGCGAACCGCGCCAGCTGTCGATGACTTTGCCAATACGATCATCAGACACTGATATATAATCACCATTTGATTTGATCCAATGATGATGCAGATCCAGAACAAGCGCCACATGTTTACCAACAGCCAGGATGCAGTCCAGCCCAGTTGTCATCTCATCATTTTCTATGGTTATGAGATTCCTTGCTTCGGGCGTGAGACGCCCCAGAGTTTGCAGGAACTTTGCGGCACCACCCTTGCCAGACAAGTGGACGTTTATCTTGAAACCATGATCATGCCATGTAGAACCATAACCCATCCAACGAGCCATGTCTGTATGATATTCAAATTCTTCAATGCTGCGTTCAACAATCAGATCTGATTCACTGGCCAATACACAGAACTGGCCAGGATGAAAGCTAAGACGCACATCCAGTCTGCGAGCAGTCTCACCGATAGGTGCAAAAATACTTTCCAGATGCTGCTGCACATCTGGTTGTTGCCACCAGGATTGCCAGTCTTTCTCTGTGTAGCCCTGCAGCATCTCTGATCCCAAACGGACCATGCGCCGTTCGGGCGGCAGAGTGGCCACGCGTTCTATCATTTTTATTGCTGCTGCAGCATTGTGATTCATGATATCCCACTGACGCTGTTCAGCTTCCAGCGGGTGCTCTCGTAACCAACGCATGGTTGTGTTGCGACCATTGAGATCGCGATCTGCAGCATTGACTTTCATACCGCCGCATTCAGCCGGATCATTGAGCCATTTACAGGCAAATCCGATTCTTTTGATTGTCATTTTAGAAACCTCAGACAGAGCTTAAAGATATTTGGCAAATGTCAGCTGATTGTATACTGATTGATCCTGTTGTGTCAATCAAAAAGAACCCAATCAGCCTCGACGAGAACTACTACCAAGCATGGTCGTATCTGCCTCAGGGCTAAAATACATGGAAGGGCCCTTGTTATAGGCCATGGTGGTACGAGCAGCTTTATCTCTGATAGCCTGCTGTACTTCTTTGGATTCTTTGTGTAGATTATCCATGATACCATTCTTAAATCCACCACGAACAGCGATATTATTGCTGAGCTTGTATGGATTATTGGTCTTATAATCCGGCATTGGTATCTTTTCTTTTCCAACAAAAGCGCGTTTCAATTCACGCTGTTCTGGATGGAGACCCCGCTCCTTCAACCATTTATCATGCTCAGTTTTAGCCGCGGCTAATTTTTTAGATTTAGATGGTTTCTTTTTGGTATTACCGACATTATTAAGATAGTGTCCCACAAGATGCATCGACATAAAGAAAAACCTCCTTTTGACATTATCATAACGATAACACCAAAAGGAGGCTTTGTCAATGCCTGGTTTTGTATTCAGATAGGCTTATGACATTATCATGGTATTCTTTTAAAACAAATTTTCGATCTTCTGCATCGTGAGCTAAACCAGCTCCGAGCATCTGATAGATCTCGCTCTCCATAACAAATGTCCTGCCCTTCTGCTGCTGCTCGATAAGAAAATCCATGATGGCATTTGCCACCTGATCTGGCAATTCTTCAGCATCATTCATCTTTGGGTCCCACCAGTATGGCAAAAAATGCCAATGCCGCGACTACGAGGATAGGAAACATCAGGAAATACATCAAATTATTAAAGAATGTCTCGATCATACTATCAGATCCTTGAATCGTTTTTTCTTCTCTGAATCCACAACCTGACCAAAACCAGTCTTATTGAACACTGGCTTGTCGGACGAGTCGTCCATCATGCCATCCTGAGCAGATTGTTCTGCATCGTACAATCGCATCTTGGCTCTATCGATCCCAACCACGAACCTCTTGTACAAGGTAGGATCGTTGTATCGATTCTTCAGCTGCTTGATCATGATCTGGTTCAGTTGTTCCAGTTCTTCCGTGGAGATCAGGGCAAACATAAGATCAGCAGTGGCAGGAAGTCCAAAGGATTCCGACGTATCAGTTAATTCTACGTCAGAGTTGCCATAACCACCTCGGGTAGTCTGAGTAGCAGAAACCACAGGAACATTGAACTCAACGGCAAGACCACGTAGCTCTTCAGCGATCGCCTTGATGAGCGTGTATGAGTTGACATTGCTTCCAGACTTAATCCGGCTAGAAGAGCAGATGTTGAGATAATCGATATAGATAATGTCAGGAATAAAGTTTCGTTTGATACGAAGCTCATTGATAAGATGACGGAAGTGACCGCTACCAGCTGAAGCAGTAGGATATTCTTTGATAACAAGTTTTCCAATAGTTTTATCCTTTACTCTATTAATTTTTTTATCATAAACATCTTTTGGAATAGATGCAAGATCATCCATGGTTACATTGAGCAGGTTGGCATCGATGCGTTCTGCGATCTTCTCTTCTGCCATCTCCATTGTGATATAAAGCACATTGCTGCCCTGTGTCAGGTTAAAAGAAGCACAGTGACACATAAACAAGGACTTGCCAACGCCAGTGCCAGCCAGTGCAATGTTAAGGGTTTTTCGAACAAGACCACCTTTAGTAATCTTGTTAAGGAAATCAATGTCGAAGGGAATATGCTCCTCCTTGCGATGATAGAAATCAAACCGATCATCAGCATTAAGAAAATAATCATGACCGATGCTAATGTCAAAAGACACGCCAAGGGCGTCTGATAAAAGAGTAGGGATAGAACCTGTACTGGAGGATCCGCTTTTATCGTCCAGGATCTTAATCGATGCCATGATTGCATTGTATATCGCCTTCTCTTGACAAAACTTCTCTGTTGAATCCAATAACCATTGTATCTCTGTATTTTCTACCGCAAGATCGTCGATCAGCGCCTTGGAGTCCTTGAACGTGCTATCAGACATCCCTTCTCTATTCTTCAGTTCGATATGGAGCACCTCCTTGGTGGGAGTATTATTATACTTGATGACATAGTCATTGATCAGCTTATACACTGTCTTGTCTGTCTGATTGTGAAAATACTCATCCTTGAGGAAGGGCAGAGTCTTCCTGGCAAATGCTTCATTAAATACTAAATGTGATATAATTGTTTTTTCGATCATGTATTGAATGTCTCTATCAGAGCTTTGCGGCCTTGTTGTTGATAATGGAGGTCAAATATAGTTATAACCTTCCTGAGCATTGCTACCGCCAGTAATACAGCGTCTTCTTGAGTATCACAGGACATCATGATCTGAGTTTCTAACGGCAATGTAAATTTTCGTATCTTGGCCTCCATCTGTTCATTGGTCATCAACGCCAATACCTCTTTATCATTATAGGACCCACCTTCCACGAAGTATAATGCAATCTAGATTCATTCCAATAAAACCAATCACCAAATGGATTGTATATCACCACCCAATTTTTGTATCCATAAAGCACTCTGACTGACCGATTCATTTCTTCTCCACATACACCTGATGTTTTTGTATCAATAACGATCCTACTTTATAAGTGATGATAGGTCGACCATTATTATAGTTAAAATGTCTCAAAAAGAACTTGACATCTCCTGAGTGCTTGCGCCATCTCATCACATATTCAACAGTTTTCCACACATCAAATATCGTTCTTTACCAAGCCGTTATGGATATCAAGATACCCACTGTCCATACCAACAATATAGCTATCAAAATCAAAGCCGAAAGTATCATAGAGAACATATCGATAAGATCCTTTTTCCACGATGTCCCCTTGGTGAATACGCTTGGTAACGATGTAGAAGGCCTGTAGTTGGTGTTCGTATGGAAGGCTCTTCCAATACTCTTCAGCTTTCTGATCATACTGAGCTGATGCTTCTTTAAACGAAGTAGAGATGTCTGATAAAGATTCACTGAGTGTTTTATCATCCATCAGCATCCTCACTGGCAATCAGGTTGCCACCAACCAGCGTATAACGATTCTTGATCCAGTCAGCAAAATCTGTCGTGGTCAGCACACCCTTCCACAGCTCTCCATTGTCTTCGATATCAGCAATGCGCATCTTGTTACCGACTACTTCACCAGTTGTACGATCAACCAACTGATACCAGCCATTAGAAGGTTTAACCACATAGCCACCTTCCAGAGCGAGATCGAGTAGGCCTGACCACTTCTGGATCCCGCCCTCGTAGCTAACTGTGATAGGTATCTTAGACTTTTCTTTAACATACCTGGACTTCTCCACATTAATAATAAATCTGTATCCGGTAATTCCATCTGCGTCCTTGTCCTGTTGGCGACCAAGTATCCAGATCGTATCTGCAGAATAATAAACGCCAGTTCCACCACCCACAATATCCTTGGGATACAATCCGATTTCCTTATATGTATGATTGACAACAATCAAGGGAATATCCTTGAGAGTAAGATGAGGTGTTACCATACGGAACAGGGACTTGAATGCTTTAGCACGAGACATGTCTGCAACCGACTTGCCTGCTTCGGCATCTTCGACTTCTTTCTTGGATGCGAGGTTACCCATGGAATCCAGTATGATGACAACCTTATCGTCACGACCGATATCACCCAGCTGCTTCATGATATCGAACTTCAGCTCTTCGACATTGGTAATAGGCGTATGTAGCACACGCTTCATATCGATGCCGAAAGAATCAAAATAACCCTGAGGAGTACCAAACTCTGAGTCATAGAATAAAAGAACACTTTCTGGA